AAAGGCGGTGGCGGAGGTGCGGGTGGCGTCGGAAAATATGGTGGTGTTACGTGCAATGCGGGCACATCCGGAGGACGTGGTGCGTACAATCCTGGCGATACATCGGTCTATGGTCCGGGAGATCCTCCAAGTAATGACTCAGCTAGCGGAGCAACATCCATCATCCCTGGAGACGCCAGTGGAGCCAAGGCTTCACCTCTGAATGGTCTTCCCACTGTATATGGTCGATCCAGCAGCAAAGGTGTTGTAATTATTCGTCTTACTGCGGAATAATCATGATCACTATTACACAGAAAGGATCATTCAACAAGACCGAGCAATATCTAAGACGTTTGAAAGATGCTGAACGACTTACTGTGTTGAATAAGTACGGATCTCTGGGTGTAAACGCCTTGTCGAACGCTACACCTCTTGAATCCGGCCTGACTGCAGCGTCCTGGTCATTCACTGTTGTACAACGACCTGGATATTACTCTATTCGATGGCATAACAGTCATGTTGAGGATGGAGTGCCGATTGCAGTCATTCTCCAGTATGGACATGGCACGGGTACAGGCGGATATGTACAAGGTAGAGACTATATCATGCCTGCAATTCGACCTATATTTGACCAAATGGTAGCCGAAGCATGGAGGGAGGTGACTAGAATCTAGTGGCGACTATCGATGACAAAGTCGTTGCGATGAGTTTTGAGTCGAGTAAATTTGAACAAGGAGTCAACAAGACTATCGCAGCGCTTGATAAGCTTAAGAACTCTCTCAAGTTTCCCGAAGCGGGCAAAGGTATCGAAGCCGTCAGTAGAGCCTTTGGTCATTTCCAGCTCGGTAAAGTTGGTCAGAGTATTGATCAAGTCAGCAGCAAACTCAAGTCTTTCCACCTTGTAGCTATCGGTATTCTGGCTAATCTTGGTGCTCAGGCAGTTAGAGCCGGTGGACGATTTGTAAAAGCACTTACCTTAGATCCACTTAAGGCTGGTTTCTCAGAATACACAACGAATCTGAATGCTGTCCAGACAATTCTGGCCAATACACAGGCTTCTGGCGCGAAGTTGAAGGATGTCAATGCTGCACTCAAGCAGTTGAATGACTATTCCGACAAAACGATCTATAACTTCAGCCAGATGGCGAAGAATATCGGTACCTTTACGGCTGCTGGTGTTGATCTGGAAACAGCTACAGGAGCCATCAAGGGTATCGCCAATCTTGCTGCTCTCTCGGGTTCGAGTGCTGAGCAGGCCTCGACAGCCATGTACCAGCTTTCTCAGGCTATCGCATCAGGTCGCGTCAGTCTGCAGGACTGGAACTCGGTTGTCAACGCAGGTATGGGTGGTACGGTCTTCCAGCGTGCGTTGGCCAATACAGCTGTGGCTATGGGAACGTTGGATGAGAAGACTCTGAAGCTCACGGGCAAGATGAAGAACGTTTCGATTGCTGGAGAATCTTTCCGCAACTCGATTGCAGCGAAGCCTGGTGAGAAGAGTTGGCTCACTTCTGAGGTTCTTACTGCAACTCTGGGACAGTTTACGAGCGATCTGACGGCCGCCGAGCTCAAGGCTCAGGGATTCAATGACGCTCAGATCAAGGCAATTCAGCAGACAGCTACGACAGCTATGAAAGCTGCCACCCAAGTAAAGACTCTCCAGGGAGTCTTGGATACTGCAAGAGAAACCGCCGGATCGGGTTGGGCACAGACTTGGCAGATCATCTTCGGTGACTTTGGTGAAGCTAAAACGCTGTTCACAGCTGTTTCGAATTCGATCAATGGATTCATCAAGGACAATGCTGACGCTCGTAACAAAGTACTTGCTGATTGGAAAGCTCTTGGTGGACGTACGGTCTTGATCAACAGCATTCGGTTGGCATTTCATAATCTAGGTATGGTTATTCAGCCAATTAAGGATGCATTTAGAGATATCTTCCCTGCTACTACAGGTAGAGACCTCTATAACCTGACCTTGCGATTTGCTGAGTTTACCAAGACGCTTAGACCAGGTCCCGAGACGATCGAGAATCTTAGACGTACCTTCCGAGGTTTGTTTGCGCTTCTCGATATTGGCAAGCAAATTATCGGTGGTATTTTCACCGTCTTTGGTCAACTTTTCGGTGCAGTTCACTCAGGTAGTGGCGGATTCCTTGAATTTACAGGGAGTATTGGCGATTTTCTTGTCTCAGTCGATGAGGCTTTGAAGAAAGGCAATCGCCTTCACAATTTCTTCGTCGCTCTTGGCACCGCCTTGGGCGCACCGTTGAGGATTCTTAGCAAAGTTGCAGGTGCAATTGCTGAGTTGTTCAGTGGATTCTCTGCTGGAGGATTCTCAGATCAAGTTGGCACTGCAACTCGTGTCCTAACCCCTTTCCAGAGAATTCTGCTAGCAGTTTCGGAAGCATGGGATCATCTCATCGATAGTTTCAGCAATACTGGAGTTATGAGGCCTGCTCTCGAGGCTATTATCTCACTTGTCGAAGGTCTCGGAACAGCTATTGGTCAAGCTGCCTCCAACATGAACTTCGATGCAATTCTTCAGGTCATCCGAACAGGTCTCTTTGGCGGCATCTTCTTGCTCTTCAAGAACTTCTTGGGTAAGGGGACGCTTGCTGATCAGCTTGGTGGACTTGGTGGCGGCATTATCCAGAACATTGCCGGATCTTTCAAGGCGCTTCAAGGCTCGATGGTTGCCATGCAGAACAATATCAAGGCAAAGACACTCAAGGAAATTGCAATTGCGATCGGAATCTTGTCGGTTTCGATCCTTGCATTGTCATTTGTCGATCCTGACAAGCTGAAGTCATCTCTCACCGCGATAACAGTTGGATTGGGTCAGCTTGTTGGAGCTATGGCAATTCTGGATAAGATCAGCAAGGGCGCAGGCTTTCTCAAGCTTCCGGTTATCGCTGGCGGTATGATTCTATTGGCCGGTGCTATCGATGTTCTGGCAATCGCCGTAATTGCTCTCAGTCGACTCAGTTGGCAGGAATTGGCCAGAGGCCTTGGTGCGGTCGCATTCCTGTTGGGAGCCATTGCTCTAGCCGTTATTCCATTGTCTGCGAATTCGGCCGGAATGGTAAGGGCGGGCATTGGCATCACCGCTATTGCAATCGCCATGAAGATCCTGGCTAGTGCAGTCAAGGATTTCGGCACTATGAATTGGACCGAGATTGCTAAGGGTCTTACTGGTGTTGGCGTTGGGCTCGGTGTATTGGTCGGCGTAGCCAGAGTGATGCCTAAGAACATGGCTATCACTGGTGCTGGGTTGATCTTGTTGGCTAGTGGTCTCAAGATCTTGGCCAGTGCAGTCGGTGATTTCGGTGCAATGGATTGGCGAACAATCGCTAAGGGTCTTGCTGCTGTTGCTGGATCTCTTGTAGCGATTGCTCTTGCTATGAAGATCATGCCACAGGGAATGCTTCTCCAAGCTGCTGCACTTGTTGCTGTCTCATTTGCTCTTGGCAAGATTGCCGATGCTGTCGTCAAAATGGGAGGAATGTCGATCTCTCAGATTGCCAAGGGTCTAATCACTCTTGGTGGAGCGTTGGTAATCCTGGCAGGAGCGTTGTATTTGATGTCAGGAACTCTTGCTGGTGCTGCAGCATTGACTGTTGCTGCTGCAGGAATTGCAATCTTTGCTCCAGCTCTGGAAAAACTAGGAAAGTTGTCATGGGGAACAATCATCAAGGGTCTAATCGCTCTAGCACTTGCTTTTACAGTAATTGGAGTAGCAGGAGCAGCAATCACAGCAGCTGTACCTGGTCTGTTGGGATTCGGCGCAGCAATGGTGTTGGTCGGAGCAGGTCTTGCTCTCGCTGGAGCAGGAATCTTTCTAATCAGCGCAGGATTTAGCGCCCTTGTAGTGGCAGCCCCGACAGGAGTCGGAGTTATCGTTGCCGCTTTCATTAGCTTGCAAAAAGGCATCATTGAGAATGTCAAGTTGCTAATTCTCGGATTGTTGGAGATTGTAAAGGCGCTTGCTGCTACGGCTCCACAGTTCGTAACAGCTCTGGTTAAGATTCTCAATAGTCTTTTGGATGTTGTCATTCAGTCGACACCAAAGATTGTTGAAGCATTCAATGCCTTGATCCGAGCCGCATTGCAAGTGCTTCACGACAACCAGACTCAGATCATTCAGGCTGGTTTCGATCTATTGGTAGCTCTCCTTCAGGGAATCAAGAAGAACATTCCTCAGTTGGTGACCCTAGTAGTAGATATTGTAGTTCGTTTCATCCAGACACTGTCGGCAAACATGAACCGAATTGTCGCAGCTGGAACGAATCTACTTATCTCCTTCGTTAAGGGAATTGCAAGCAATATCGGTCGAGTGGCTACGGCTGCTGTCGATATTGTTGTCAGATTCCTTGGTACGATTGCCACCAACTTGTTTAAGTTTATTACTGCTGGTGCTCAGATCATCGTCAAGTTGATTCAGGGTATTACCAGTGGTTATGGCGATATCATTAGAGCTGGTGCAGATGCCATAATCAAGCTTGTCAAGGGACTTGGAAGCAAGGGCACAGAAATTGTTGCTGCAGCAGCTGATGCGATGGGCAAGTTTATCACTCAGATGGCCAAGAGTGCAGCTAAGCTTGCCAATACAGGCGCAGAGGCAATAGTTATATTCATGAATGGTATCGCTGCAGCAATCGAGAATAACTCTGGCGCAATGCGAGCAGCAGGCGGCAGAATTGCCTTTGCGATTGTTGATGGTCTGACATTCGGTTTGGCAGGCAAAGCTAGAGATGTTGCTGCACAGGCAGCCAACCTAGGACATAGCGCAATTGGAGCTCTCAAGGGTGCTGTCGGGATGAAGTCTCCATCCAAGGAAGCTAATCTTATCGGTGAAGCAATTGCCGAGGGGTTAGGTCTTGGTATGGAGGATACTCGAGCTGCTATGCAATCAGCAGAATATCTTGGTAACAGTGTCATTGGAGCATTCAATGACGTGTTCCAGACAGCCTCTCCGTCGAAGGTCATGATGGAGATCGGTCAGTATGTTGGTCAGGGATTCGCGCAGGGTCTCCGAGGTTCTAGCGATGATATTCGGAGCGCCTTTACGGATCTGAATAACAAACTGACCGAAGCAATGACGACTGCTCGAGAGACAATTGCCTCTGAAAATGAGAAACTCGAAAAGCTACGGGCATCTAAGAAGCCTGATGCAGAAGCGATCAAGAAGGTCCAGGCAGTCATCGCCGAGAATGAAGCCTTGTTAGCACGGTCGACTGCAGGACATATTGCGTTGACAAAGACCCTCAAGGACGAGAAAGCTACGCTTGTCGGACTTGCTGGGGATTATGAGAAGATTGGCGAGAAGCTGAAGAATGCTAAGGACGTGTTGGCTGATGCTACGCGAACTCGAGATGAAGCCATCAAGGGATTCGCAGATCAGTACGCCACTCTTCCGGATATCGTCACAGAGGATGCCGAAGGTAACTCGATTGATCAGTTGGCTGTATATATGGAAGCTCTTAATAATCAGGCAAAGGCGGTTTCTGCCTATCAGTCAACGCTTGATCAATTGAGAAAGCTAGGTTTGGACGATGCCACCTATCAGAAGCTTCTGAGAGAGGGTCCAGCTGATCAGCAGTTCGCTACTCAGCTGCTCTCTGGTGGTAAGACCGCCGTTGCATCTCTCAATACTCTCGATCGCAATCTGATGAAAGTATCTCAGACACTGGCTACCAACGCCGGTAAGAATCTCTATCAGGCAGGTGTAGATGCAGCTCAGGGTCTTGTGAATGGACTGAAAGCCAAGCAGTCTGCCATTCGCAGGACTATGGAAGACATTGCACATGAGATGCTGGATGCTCTGAGAAGAGAGCTCAAAATCAAGTCGCCGTCCGAGGCCTTTTCCGAAATCGGAGCTCTATCGATGGAAGGCATGGCTAAGGGCTTTGCTGATTCCACGCATATTGTTGCTGATGCGATGGATCAGGCGGCCAAGGATGCATTGTCATCGATGCGAGAATCTATGCGTAATATTTCGGATGCAGTATCTGAAGAACTCGATCCGAGTCCAGTGATTACTCCGATCCTTGATCTTACACTTATACGGGGGCAGGCTCGAGAATTGTCGATGTTGACGACGCCTGTGCCCATTACAGCTACAGCATCGTTTGGACAAGCATCGATTATTTCTTCTCAGCAGAGAGCAGCTCAGACTGAGCCGCCTGAAGTTGCAGTTGGTGGAACTCATGTGAAATTCGAACAGAACAATTATTCGCCAGAAGCATTGACTGAGATTGAGATCTATCGACAAACGAAAAATCAATTGTCTCAACTCAAATCAGCATTGGCTATTACCTGACAATAAAACTTCTAAGGCGGGGCGGGTTTTGGCTCTCCACAGTTGGCCATCCCCACTCCCGGCCCGTCTTAGGAGAATTAAGAAGAGGAGGTCTGAGTGCTAACTGAAGTTAAAGCATATAGCTCATGGCGTTCAGCGCCTACTCTTGAGCTGGTTGAGGATGGTAGACCTGAAACAGATTTAATTCAGCTTCGTAATATCGATGGACTTGATCCGGTCAAGGCATCTGTCAATACATCTCCATATGGATCTATCGATGGAGCCTCGTATGTAGGTAGTAGTATCCCTGCTCGAAACATCGTCCTTACACTACATCCAAATCCGGAGTGGCAGGTATGGACATATGAGAAGCTTCGTCGACTTCTCTATTCATATTTCATGCCAAAACGACCAACACGCTTGGTATTTTACAGTGATGATCTAGTTCCTGTGGAAATCTCCGGCGTAGTCGAGGATGTATCAGTCAATATCTTTTCTAAGGATCCTGAGCTTCTTGTTTCCATTATCTGTCCTGATCCATATTTCACAGCTCTCAATCCTACTGTAATTACAGGTAATGCAGCAGAATATGGAGATGATCCAGTTGTTGTTGATTATAATGGAACGATTGAAGCTGGGGTTAAGGTCAAAATTACTGCGGTGTCAGGACCTGATCCTACGGATATCGCTATTCAGATAGGAGATCCACAGATTTCATATTTTGCTGTGGAAGCTGGTGTTGACTCCTCGAAATATTTCGAGATGAGCTCTCTTCCATTGAATAAGTATGTGCAACACATCGATATCAATACTGGTATCATTGTCAATCTTCTGTCCAAGGTGTATATGCGAGAAGGATCTTTGTGGCCAATACTTCAACCAGGAGAAAATGAAATATTGGTCATCACCGATCAAGGGGTTCAAGATTTTGAGTTCTCATTTTATGAGCGTTTCGGGGGTCTTTAATGGAACCCTATACTTTAACTAGAGATTTCCATAAAAAAGATGTTATCGATGGATTCGACTCCATTATCTGGACCGAGCGATATTATGGTGATAGTCAAGTCGAGTTGGTAGTTCCGGCATCATTGGACATGATTCAGAAATTACCAACAGGTGTATTTCTTGGTATCGATGATTCCAATGAAATTATGATCCTCGAGAGTATGAATATCGAAGACGGTAAGATGAAAATGTCGGGAATCTCTCTTCTGCCTTGGATGAACAATCGATTTGTTCGAGGATCGGCTGCGCATGAGGATAGGTATTGGTATATCAGTGGAGGACCAGCCGGATTTGTTTTATGGCAGATTCTTTACTATATGTGTTCTGCAGGGAGCCCATATTTGCAGCCTGGAGCAACTGATATGGGTATACCTCACCCCGAAGAATTGGGTATTACTGGATTAGGTATTAATGATATTGACTATTCTGGTCCTGCTATAACCGTAGGAGTCCCATTTGGACCAGTATATGATGCTATGCGTGAAATAGCCACTACATTCGAAGTTGGAATGTCCATTACTCTTGACGAGGTTACTGATACATCATATTTTCTCGGTTTTCGAAGCTATAAGGGTCTCAATCGAACAAGTGGTCAAACGGTTAATCCTATTGTCCGCTTCTCTCCACAGATGGATTCTTTCACAGATATCAAAGAGCTTCAGTCAATTGCAGCACTCAAGACCTTGGTATACGCGTTCGCACCTGGGAATCCGGACGGGCTTGCGACAGTGCCTGGGGTGAGCAGACTGTCGGAGCCACAGTATACCGGTTTTGATTTGCGCGCTCAATTGGTATTTGCGGAAGATATCACTACGGATATGGTTGGCGGTAGTTCAGCAAATCTTGTCAATGTCTTGAACAGTCGAGCTCATGATGAGCTTACCAATAATCACTTCGTCAAAGCTGTAGATGGTGAAATAGTTCCAGATAGTCAATTCAAATTTGGCATCCATTATTTTCTCGGAGATCTTATTGAAGTCGAAGGAAATAGTGGAATAATTCAGATGGCCCGAATAACGGAATATATTCGGTCTCAAGATGCTTCAGGTGAGAAAGCATACCCAACAGTAGCTATGATTGGATGAATATGTCCACTATTGGCATAGTAATTTTATGTATTGGTCTTTTTTATTTAGGAATAACCGCTGGTTTTTATCTTCAAAAAATGAGACAAAAAAATGCCAATTTTGATGGGACCATAACTGTAACTGTTGAAGACGATAGACTCCTATATTCTCTCGAACTTGATAGTAATCCTGAACTTCTCATGTTCAAGGATGAAGTGATCTTCAAGGTTAGGGTTCCTGTGTCAAAAATAGAAATCGCGGAGTAAACATCGCGTATAATGAACTCGACTAAGGAGTCCTATGTTTTCAGGAAAGGAAAAACCGAGGTATGAGCGTTTACTCGAACATGAGCTAGAACGCTGTATCGCGCTCTTGAAG